GACTCGTCATTTTCGTCAACAGTAGCAACCAAAACAACGTCTTGCACATTCAATTCCTTTAAAATGTTGACACCGTGTCCGCCTTTGGGCGATAGAACTGCTTTAATGGTTGGGTGAACAGTTTCTTGAGAAGTGCCGTCTGCTTTTGCACTCAAAACCTGAACTTCGGCTTGGCTATAGTTTTCCCCACCGTTTACCAGTTCTATTCCGTTTACTCGTCTCCAATCAGCGTCACCGGTTTTTCCCAACTTAAGAAAACCGTAAGCACCACTTCCGTCTCCACTTATTTTTGCATACGGAACAATATCGTAAAAAACTGTGTCAGTGGTTCCATTAAAAGTAAAAACAAAAGGCTCATATTCTCCACGAACAGTAAACGAATACGAATCGCTACTGGCAGTTACTCCCTGAATAATTGCGTACTTGTTTATATCTGAAGGATTTCCACCAGACACACCAACAATTCTTAAAACGTATCCCAAATAATTCTGAATGTCGCTAACAGGCAAAGAAAACAGGTTGGCGTTGGTGCTGGATGTAATAGTAACAAAATCGCCAACACCAAAGGAAATATTTGCTGCGGTGCTGCCCGTGAGCCCAACAGAAAAACGAGAACCGTATTCACTTCCCAAATAAACAGCAGCAGAAGCCCCACCACTGGTTATTCCAGTGTCAACCAAATCTAAACGGGTTATTTGACCACGAACGGCTTCTCGTTGGGTGTTGAACTGTGTGGTAGACTCGCTGGACACGTCTAGTGTGTCTTGTTGAACTATAGCGTAAGTGATTGGAACGTAGTCTGTTAGTTCATACGGCAGAATAGACTCTTTAACCGTTGCAAGATATTTCCACGTGTACCCATCAGAGTACTCTAGAGGAACGGCTCCTGTGTGGGACGGCTGTTCGGTAGAGTTTCCACTTCCTGCTTTTAAACACTTGTAAATATTGTTGGAAGAAGTCACCACATAAAAGTTTTTTGGTGAGTCTTCACTAAACAACTCTTCATCGTCTTCGTATGCGTCATATTTCCCAATTTCCCAAGGAACTCGCTCTAGAGCAAAAACAATTTTATCAGGATCTAATTTTTTATAACCCACAATACTACGCATGGTGCTGTACTCGTCCCGAACAGTGTCTACGGGAGCAGCAGGAATAATGTCAGCACTTACACCAGCCGTGGCTTCCCACGGCGTGGCTTTGGCTATAAAAAGAAAGTACTGCCCGCGATTTTGTGAAATATCATTCAGCAGGGTTTCAGCGTAGTTTCTTTTAATTGATGCTTTTAATAGTAGAGGCATTTACATTATTCTCCGAATGCAGTATATGTATCTTCCCCAAGCACGGTTCCGTCAGGCAATCGTGTGCCAGCAGACTTGTAAATAAATCCTTGTTGGTTGATGAAATCGTCTATACGAATTGTTCCTAAAGAAGTTCCTGATAGTATTCTAGAACTTCCAACAGCGTTTGGGTGTTTAGAAATGTCCCAATACGCCAAACCAAGCAGTTCTGCACTGGGGTGAGAAGACGAATACGTTAGAGGAAGAACGTAGTCCAACCTGTATTTCTTTGACAAATACGAATACACTATTTGCCTCTCTGTTTCGGTTAAAACCCGGTCGTAAACAATTACTTCGTAGATAACGCCTCTAAAAGAATACGGAACGTTTGTTAGTGCGTATGAAACAAAATTAGGAGACGTGTATTCGTAAGGAGAATCTAAAACAGGCAAACAATACGCACCAAATCTTCCAATAGAAAGCGGCTCAGAATTGTAAACAGTTTGTGACTCTGCAAAGTTGAGAGGACTGGATCCACCTGGACCAGACGAGCGGGCAATTCTGCGAGCAGTGGCAGGCGCGTAATTTTCTGACTCGGTTCCAGAGTAAAAAGAACGAATACGGTTGTCTGTTTCTCTTCGCCACTCACCAAGTGAAATATTTTCAGTGGAAACTCCGGTTAGAGTTGTTTGATACGGATTATAAGCAATACGTGCAGCAGTAGTGCTGCCAACATTATTTCTAAAACCAACAAGCCCAGTTTCGTAAGGATAATACGAAGTGTTTGTGGTTGTATTTACAAAATAGTATTCAGGAGTTTGTTTGGTTGGATCAATATCTATGTCATAATACGAACGATGATAAAACGTGTGATCGGTTTCCGTGTTTCTGAAAGTTTCCAATCCAGTTCCCGCAAACATAATTGGATTCCACACGTCAACGGTTGCTCCGTCTGGTGTAAAACTACCACGCAAGCCAAACCGAATACTTCCCGATGTGCTAACAGCAGTTTCTTCTACGTAAAAACGTTTCCACGTGTTGGTGAGATTAAAATCAGTATAAGCACTCCCAGCGAAATGTCTGCACACAATTTTTGCAGTGGGCGTGTCCACACATCGTGCCCATATAAAAAATCCGTAGCGAGAGCCTGGAACCAAACCAGTAATAGAGGGGGAATAAGACACCATTGATATGTGCGCCCCTGTTGTTCCTCCGTTTAGTTTAAAATTGAATCGGGTTGCGTTTTTCTGTGGTATTCTTTCAGGATTCCAACCAGCGTTAAGAGTTTTAACCATAGGAGATCCTAATCCTGCACTAAAATTAACCCACCTGTTTCCAAAACCAACAGAATTAGTATAGGTTGGGATATCGGTTATAAGATTGGTGTGTGGAATTCTGAGTGGCGACCGAAAATCCCAAAACGGTTTAGAAGAATTAACAAACCCAAGACCGTAGTTTGCTCCCATATAGCCCGCAGCGGTGGCTCCGTTGGCAGTAACACCTGCACGAAACACGATAAACGCACTCATGTCTTTTGTGAGTGTTATTCCTCTCGTTAATGTAAAGAAAGTTCCACTCTGAATAGATTCTCCTCTTAAGCCAGAAACAAAAGGAGCAACACCATTTGCTCCAAGAGTTTCTCCTTCTTTACACGCGCCCTCTGTAAACACGCTTGACATACCCGAAATTCCCAAAGTTCCTCCACACAATCCGGTCTGTCTCCAAATTGTTTGTGGGCCATACACAACACCACCATTAAAAGCAATTCCCGTTCGTCCTGCCACTCCTCTGTCTGCAACTACTAGTGTTGGTCGTAGTTTGTCCACAGTAACACCTCTAACAAGCCTAAAAATCGTGTCGGGTGTGGATGTCCATCCAGAAACCGGCAGATCTACACCGTTGTTTTGTGCTTTCAAAACCTGATAACACGTGCCTATAAGATATATGGAAGAATCAAAATAAAAAGTTTCTCCAGCAGAAACACCAACTGTCCGTAGTGTTTCAGTAGTAGCACCTGGGTAGGAATTTTTTCTGTAGTACCTCACCTGGTTGTTTGCTTTGTCGTGACTCAAACCAAATATGGTGTCTCTGGTGTATTGGTTGGGAGTACCAGTATCGTAAAGTGTAATAAAAGTACCACCAGTTCTTCCCACCTCATATGCCACCAAAACTCCAACACCTGTGGCTTGGTCAGGAATAACATAATGACTAAAATCTAAACGATGGTATCCGAGACCGACTGCATTCCCGCCTGTGCCTAATGGGCCAGTTCCACCAAGCCCCCAAAATCCCACCATTACAGACCCACTTGCACTGACTCCCGCAACAGGGCCACCATAACTGCCCATTTTAAACTCTAAATTATCACACGCATTAGTGTTCCACAGCGAACCATTCCAATCGTTATTTCCACTTATTTTTTGTGTAAACAAAACAGTTTCACTGTCCCATAAATCCCACTTGGGTGGCACAGCGTGGTTTTGAGACGGGGAAGCGTCTCGCCATATGTCCATGCTGCGTCCAGTAATCAAGGAACCACCACACACACCGATATTTTCTGGTTTTAGCCACAGGGTCAACCCAACAATGGCTTCGGGAGACGTGCCCACAACTTCTGGAGTAAGAGCAGATTCTCTGTTTAGTACCCAAGCCGTAACTCCACCCAAAGGAGCACCCAATGGGCGGTGTGCAGTTCTGCCACTTTCTGAAACGTATGCGTAGGTGTATCCAAGTCCTGTCACACCACCGCTTCCGCCCATACGGAACAGGGTTCCTATTGGCGATGTTAGCCCGTTTGGGCCAGTAAATCCAACCGAACTAATATACGGATTGTATCCTGCGGGATATAAATCGCCTGTTGTTCCGTATGTGATACCGTACTCCTGAAACACCCAAGAACCTGCGGCAGTTACTCCGTTGTTTCGCAGATCAAAGGTTGTACCAAAAGTATAGGGGGTGTAGTTTCCAATAACAGGAATTCCTACACGAGTCACCTGTGAGGATCCAAAAGAAGGAGAGTTTACGAAATTCTCAAGCAGAATAGATCCAAACATCTTCATGCCCGCAGGGTGGACGAGTTTTCTTAAAACGTCGTAATACCGATCTATGCTAACCGCTGATTTCAGCCTATACGAATACTCTTGATACTCGTCACCGTCGTATAACCGTTGAGTAGAAGAAATCTTACCACGATTTGTTTTGTAGTATCCTGGATAGTTTGTTATGGCAGTTGGCGTAAGCAAAACTCTACACACGTTGTTGGATCCGTTTGCACTCACAACAATAGCACTAACAGAATCAAAATAATTTACACCAGAGTTTTCAATGCGTATACGTTTTACTGCTCCTGCCAAACCTGTCTGTTCTACCTTTGCAGAAAAACCAACACCACCAGCAGTAACAAACACAACATCACCCACAATGTAATTTTCTCCCGGCGTTTGCACAAAAAATTCACCCAACACACTGTAGGTTATTTCGTTGAAAGCAGACACACCACTTTCACTAGGAGGAGATAAACGAACACTTGAATTAGGAGTAAACGTACCAACAATATTAGTAAGATATAGTTCAGTTACTGGAACACCATCTTGAAAATAACTGTGAACACGATCAATGTTTGCGCGACCCAAAAGTGTGGTGTTGTTTTCGCCGCCGTATTGTTGGATTGTTCCACCTTTTAAAGACGGATGAAGTTGTTCATTGAAGCGGGTTATTTTTACTGACTTTTCTTCTATCCACAACCCATCAGACGCACGAAGAATAAAATTTTTAGGATATTTGAATTCCACACCGCTATCAAACAACAAACGAAACAAAAACCGATACGCACTCTCTGTGCCTTTATTTGCGTAAAAAGTTTTTATCTTCTTTATGAGTGTTTTTTTGTTTGGAGCAATTCCGTCTATGTTGACTGCCAAAGCATCTGGAAATCCATCCAAATACATGGACTTGAAGTGTTCATAGAACTCAAAAAGGTTATTATCAACATCAATAGCCGTGTCTATTTTTTGGTTTACAAAACTTGGGTTGCCTTGTTTTTCTGCCCACTCGTAATACGCCTTAATAAACAACACAAGTTTTCTGTAATCGTTTCGTATAAAAGACGGAAACTGCTCCTCAATAAAAGGAGACAACACGTCTTCTAGTGCTTCAGCAGGGGTATTTAAAACTATTGATTTAATGTCTATCATTTTTATCTAACAACAGCAAGTGCTTCGGCAGAGGTTTCAGAAACCACACTTACTCTAACAGAATCGGTGTATGATGGGCTTATTCGTAAAATTTGATTTTCGTTTGCGTAGATGTTTGTGGTTTCTGGTTCTACAGTAATTATTATGGGGAATGCAGTGGTTTCTATGGTTCGACTGTTTGGTTGAAACTTGGAATTTAAAGTAACTGTTCCCGCAGAGTAATCCACGACACCAATTGAAGGATACACCAGCAAATACTCATCAGCATTGTCTGGATCTTGTCTTACTACGTTAAGGCTTCCAAACCCGTCGTCTTGTATGGAACAATCAAACTGTAAATTTTCAGATACATCATTATGAGAAAATGTGCTGCTTGTCACGACAAAAACGTGCCCATCGTGCGGATGATAAATGCCGTTTCCAAAATTGAAAGAAAATGATCTGCTTGCTCTAATGGTTGATACATCACTAGACTTTCTCATTTTTATCTTGCTGTAAACACCAAGCACAGACTTATGAATGTTGTTTATTCCCTCTGCCATTTTTGAATAATAAAAGTTTCTGCCAAACTGTTCAACGTTCACAGCAGAATATCCGTATATGTAAGAAATCGCTAGAGTTTTAAGCACACCCGGAGATATAGACAAGGTGGACGGGTTGTATATAACTGTGGTGTCAAGAACCAAATCAATGTAATCAGGATCCACTACTTTGGGGGTTATTGTGACAATAGAGTTGTTTGATCTAATATCGTTTTCCAAATTTATCTTTTCACTAGTAGTAAGCACTCCACCAGAACTTGGTCGTATAGCAATAAAGACGGTTCCGTATTGTGGTGGAACAACAGTTTCTCCCCCGTAAACATTCACGGATGCCACGTTTGGATACTTTTTATACACCAATGCAGCATAATCGTTTTCTGTTACTGCTCTATTTCCTGTTTGATAGAATTTGGGAGCGTTGTACTTGATGCTACCAGTTGTCTCCCGGTTAGCACCTCCAAAAGTAAAGTCTCCACTTGTTTGAAATTCTATTGATGAAATAGCAGAATCACTTTTGGTAAACGACTCTACTCCGTTTCCATCGTTTCCATTGGTTTCAAGGTATTCTATTGAAACAACATTTCCTGTTTCGGGCTGTTCACCTAAAATACCATCACCAAAATACAGTTCGTATATTCCAGCGTCTCGCTCTTGTAAGAAATACACTTTGGAAGTAGGCTCAAGGGTAAGATAGTCTGCGCCGTAATTCCAAACATCATCAATCCCTGTGGTGTCTGTTATAGACTTGTATACGTTCACCTTTATCGTGCTTATATCTGCTTTATCGTTTGGTATGATTAAAAACGAACCAATTTTTGTGTCTCTGTTGTAGATATAGGTGATTCGTCTTATAGTTCCTTCGTAAAGATCAAATGGGCCTATTGTAGAACTGCCAGCATCAGCAAAAACTGTTTCCAAATTTACAAACTTGTATCGTGTGCCTGCGGGATTAATTCCAGTAAATTCTGTTCCACGAGCAATGTACGTGTCTGATGTGGCAGGAGCGGTTAGATTTACATTAACCAACCCTTTTGCTGCACGGGTAGAAGACGGCAAATATCCCAATTGTTTTGCGTGAGAAACAATAGAAGACCTTACCAAAGCACTGTCCAAGAACATCTCGTTGGCAACCATGTTTGAGTAAAATGCTTGGTAGTGTGTATTGTAAGCCAACACATCTAACAAAGTATTCAACACAGAACCATCAAAGTTATAGTCTTTCAGAACGCTTTGGTTCTGTAAATACGTTTTCAAAGACTCTTTTATTTGGTCAAAATCCAGATTAACAACATTTATAGAGTTGTTTTGTGCCATTATCGTATCCTCTCTAGAACTGTTGTTACTCTGTCTCGTTCTCCACCAAAAACAAGAGAAAATTCTACTGTTACTTGGTATGAGTTTGACTCTGGATTTGAAATCACATCAACAACCAAAGCACCCACTCTTGGCTCGTGGTTTCTAATAGTGTTTATAATTCGATCTTTCATTTCAAATGTTGTTAACGGATCTATTGGCTCAAACAAAAGGGATCGCAAAGAACCACCAATGTTTGGTTGAAACAGTCTCTCTCCGTATGCGGTTAGAAGCAAATTGAGTATAGATCGCCTCACAGCCTTTGTGTTTTGTAAAACAAAAAGATCACTGTTCTTGCTATTAACCAACATAGACGGATCAATGTCCGAGTATGCAGATTCGTTTTCTTTTTTTGTGGTTATGTATGATGGCATTTTACTTGTGGGCGTGAATTAGGTGGTTGTTAATGATTCGTGTACTGGTTTCTATGACATCTTCTAGATTTTTATCCGTTATTCCCTCTTCATAAATATTTTTAATCTGTTCGTCGTCGCACCAGTGACAACACACAAACCCCATAGGAGTAAGAGAGTCTTGGCATTTTAAAGAACCAACAGAAAAATGCACAACATTATTTATCTCCAATATTGAACGAAGTGAACAATCAGGCAAACTAGAAACAGAAATAATTTGATTGGTTCTGTCCTCTAATATGTCTATAAGTTCCATGTATCGTGTAATCAACACGTCTTGCGATTCCAATATTAGACCCGGGGTTCCCGCAGCACACGATTCGTGTGTGACAGAAAATCTTTTTATTGATGTGCCATCGGCAAATTTGCCACCATTGTGATACTGAAAAATAATAGACCGGGACGCACGAACCATTATTCGTAATTCTGTCAGCGTTTCGTGCACGCGAGTGTGTGTCTGCATTTTATTAGATTCTGCGGAACCGTAAAAGAACTTCTGTATGTTTTTCTTTTTCAAAACCGAAACTGCACCAAGCACAAGCCCCACGACTAGTGCTCCAGCAAATTCCCCCACAGTAAAAAGAATGTCTTTCAACGAAAATGATAGGTCTGTTAGTTGATTCATCTGAAACTCGTTCCAAAACCTGGGTTTGCGGCTGCATTTAACGGATTGCTACGCCTTGCTCTTTCAATAAATTCGGGGTTCAGTATGCCCTGTTGAAAGCCCACACCAAATTTTGTACACGGATCATTTGAAAAATTGACTGCGAAGTTTATATTTGTAAACTGGGTAATAAAGTCTAAAGCGTCGGTAAACAACCCATTTACTTGGTCTATTGCCCCGTTTATGTCTCCTGCTATCTGGTCTATTTCTGACGTTATTTTATTTATTTCGGTTGTAATTCTCCCAATAGACTCTGTTAGAGACCCCTGACTTCCGCCCAAATCAATGTTGTTCAGCAACTTGTCAAGGTTTGCATTAACCTGAATAGCAGTATTAAGTTTAAGTTTGCCGTCTTCGGTCATTAAACCTATACCCAAACCCACATCTAGCCCTTCTATGCCTAGTGCACATTGAAAATTAACTGCTGCACCAACGGTGCTTACAAGAGAAAGCAAGTCTGGGCCATCTCCGGTAAAAGGAAGACCAGATAAACGATTAGAAGTATTTAAATAATTGCCTAATACTCCTTGCATGTTGCCTATGGTGTTTGCAAGTCTCTGCATTTGCCCAACTTCTCCACCAACCGAACCCAAAATTCCAAGAGCACTGTTTACTTTTGACAGGCTGTTGGCAAATCCCCCCTGTGCGTTGTTTATTTGAGACGCAACAGGATTTTGAAAAACGGGGTTGCTGCGACCCCAATTAAGGGTGCTTTGCTGATCCTCTGGAAGTGCTGCACACGGACATTCTGGTGTTTCTTCTGCCATTTTAAAGAGCCTCCACCGATGAAGTAGAAAGAGCAATATGACCACAAGTCGCTCGGCTTGTTCCTTCTAATATAACAGGTATGCCGTCAACAACAAAACGAGAAGCCCCGCCTATGACTATGGCAGAGTCGTGTTCGTTGTTGCCGTGATCTGCAACACGGTTTCCCTCCAAAGCAACAGGATAGCCGTCTATGAAAACTGTAGAACTACCACCCAATATAATTCCACCTGCTCTGTCTATGTTTGCTCTACAAACTCTTGGCACGTGTTATCCTTTACTGCACATTTACTTTGGCTGGACGAATTGTTGGTTGCCCTGAATTCATCTCTATTCTTCCGTTTTGTGTTACTACCATCACACCCGCATCGCTTATGAATGAAACCGATCTTCCTGAAAACCCAACATCTCCTTCGGAAAAGAATTCCATTTGCTTTGCCGATGCTTTAAAGTTGCCTTCACACTGTAGATTTATATCACTTTTGGCTAGCACATTAGCCTGCCCGTTTATCTGAACGTTTACCCCTCCACCAACAGTAAGGTTGACTCCTCCACCAACAACAATGTCTATGCCGTTCTGCCCTTCTATATAAATTTTCTTGTCACCCAAGCATATTTCATAATCGTTTCCTACTATTTTTTCTACTCGGGTTCCTCTTGGATCCCCACTTTTCCACCCGTTTCCTACTTCAGAAAAAGAACCAGAAGCGTGATACGTATGGATTCTTTCCGATCCTGGTGTATCGTCAAACTCTTCTACATGACCGCTCTCTGTGAATCTAACGTGATTTTTAGGATATACTGCTGCATATGGGGTGGGTGGTTCGCTCCAACTACCACGAGCACCCATATCAGGAACGCTGTTGATGTTTTTTTCAACACCAACACTCTTTTTTGCGTATATGGTGGCTTCCATCTGTTCCAAAACATCATTTCTTGCCAAACGGTTGGTGTCTGTTTCTCCCACAACCGAAACGCCTAGAGGATATTTGTTATCTTGAACTCTCTCTGGTGTGGCAGGATATTGTCCAGTTTGATTATAAAATCCTTTTGGGCTATCAGGATTTCTTCTTGGTATACCACCAAAAGAACCAATTACGACTGGCTCTTGTGCGTCTTCGCCGTCTCTAAAAAACCCAAACACATGGGAACCAACAAGAAGACCTGTTGGAGACTGCCCTATACCCGAAAGTGCAGCACTAGTAATAGGTTGCATGGGATACGCCCATGGCAAATCTGAAGTTGGCAAATCAAGAAGGTTGTCTGTGTGATAACCAAAAACCCTGACCCTACATCTGCCTAGTCGCAAAGGATCTCCGATGTCTTCCACAACACCGTGCCACCAATAGAATCCTTCTCGTCCGGCAAACTCTTTCATTTCATACTCCCAAACAATTTCTTGACAGTTCTAGTTTGCAAGTGTAGTGCTTGCCAAAACTGTGACAGATTGAAGTGATCAAATATTCGCCGCTTAAAACTTTATCTTCTGGCTCATCTAGTAGATGACCATCAGCAGAAATCTTTGGAATAAAAACTTCTACAAGATTTCCCACCCGTTTTGTGCTGTCGCCATAAATTTCAACAGACAGCCTTTGTGTCATTAAAGCGTTCATCATATACTTTCTCTTTAAAAAATATTCTTCTGCTCTTGAATTGTCAACAATATTGTTTTCCAGAGTGTAAACACTATACGGAGAGAATGAATAATAAAAATATGCAGAGTTGCTTTTTTCAAAAAACTCGTTGGTTTCTTTTTGTGTTGCCTTTACATAGTGGGGATGTTTGCCCAAGCGTTTCATTGTGTCAAACACATCTGCTTCTTTGAATGTGTATTCTCGTTTTTCTTTGTTAACTATATCATGCACACTCATACGAGACGCAATCACCCCAGAACCTATATTCTCAATCATATCAAACCGAGAAGACTCTTGTAGACTTTGAATTTTGTTATAGATTCCTGGAAGAGCAGCAGTTCCTTTGACTCGTATTCCACTGCCCTCATTTGTTTCGGGGTTTTTGTTAACATTGCTGTTAATGAAATAGTATTTGTCTTTACTCTTTTCTCCGTCTTCTATTATTTTATTCAAGGTCTGAAATCTATAACCTTCAAGGGTTTCATAAAAAAGATACGGAGAATAATCGGTTTCAACACCACTTATTGCTCTTTTAGACAACCATGTAATAGACTTGAACGGGCTATAGTTTTGTGGCAACACAAAAGAAAAATTGTCAGATGATGGTTGAATAACTAGTGTGTCTTTCCACAAATACTCTGGAAAGTGTTTCTTGAAAACTTCTCCTACCATTGTTGAAATCTTACCTTTAACCGAATATCCACACCTCTCGGTGTAGTTGTAATATCCGCCTTCGCTCATTAGGTGCAGAGTGTATTGTTGCCCACGACCATTTTCGTCTATGGTTTGATTGTCTATTTTATAGACCTTGAATGTTTTTTTGACTGGTGTTACGCCGGTAAAGTCTGTTTGGAATTCTAGTTCTAAGGTTTCTTGTCCCCGTATAGGCAACCGCTCGGGAAGGTTTAAAGAGTCTATCATATTAATCTTGGCAGTCATATAGGGAGAGAACAAATCTTCAAAAACCTCAAACGTGGTATACAAAGCACGAACATCAACACTGGTTTCGTTTATACCGGACTTAAGAATCATTTTGTTGATTCTGTAATCACCCGCTTTGGTTATATCGTTTCCGTAATTATTAGGCACAGATTACACTCCTAGAGCCGCTTTCAATTCTTTGATTGCCGCATCTAAATACGATGGATGTAAAATCTTTATAACTCTCTTTTTCTCGTTTCTGTCTTGTTCGTGTGTATAGTTAGAAACAGCATACAGGTCTACTTCTTCTCCGGACACCCCCATATATTTTCCAATATAGGTTTCCCAAAACTCCACTGTTGCTCCAGTAACTCCACCAACACCAATGGGTAAAATTTGAGTGCCAACAACTGGTGGTAGTTCTTCGTAGTCTGCTACTTGTCTAGAAAGTGGGTCAACAACAGGAAACTCTTGTGCTCCACTAGACCCTTCTCCACTAGCAGGTCTTTCAACCGTAAAATGGTGAACCGCTGTATAGTTAGGTAAAACTCTGTGAATATACACCCCCATAGTTTTTCCACTTGGCATACTAACAACTGCACCACCAACACCAAAAGAAGGAGACTCTATTGTAAACTCACAGAAAGTGTCTCTGTAGTTTTTTATAGAATCAGAACGATTATTTTGACTCAAAGTGCAACCACTAAAAAACTCGGGGCTGTAAGTAAAACCACCAAAAACAGTTTCTGTAAAATAAACAGCAACACCATAATATGCTTTTTGTATATACTGCTCAAGTGTGGATTGGGACATATACCACCCGTAATACGGATCGGTTATGTCGTTTGCCAACAAAACAAGCCAGTGGTGATTTGGGTTTCCGTAAACACGATTGGCTATATGTTCTGGTCGCTCTCCGTCTTTAATGTTGTATTCTATAAAAGCAGACTCGCTATTCACACGATCAGAAAATGCCACTCTGCGAAGAATATTTTTCGCCAACACATAAGTGCGATTGTTAGAAACGTATGCAGGATACGGAAGAACTGGAAAATTCTTAAAATACATCAGAAACCAGCCTCTACATCTTCGCGTGTAAGTTGAGCAACTTCAGAGAATGAAAGGGTCAAAGTGTACCCACTAGGAGAATTGTCTTTTAAGGTTGAAAACACTCCGTTGGGTGTGTAGTCCACAGAAATACTGTTTAAAACACAGCGTGATATTTTTGGAATATATTCGTTCTCAACAAAAGCACTGCCCTCGCTTCCCACAGAAGAAGACAAAAACTTGATTGTGAATTCCGCAGGAACACGAAGCATTATTTGAGCATCTAGTCCCGAGTCGCCCCCTCTAGATCTGGCTGGGTGTGAATGGTATCTAAAGGTTTCAATTATGTTCTTTATGTTCTTGACTTCTTCTTCGTTTCTGGGGTATAAGTCCCAAGAAAAACTAAAGTTTCGTATGTCTTTCTGTTGAAAAATCTTTTCAATTCTAGGATTCAAAACCAAACCAGTAACAGAGGTTAGTGCGCCCCCAAAGGGGCCTCCTCCCAAAAGAGAGGTAGCAGCAGCGGCAGCGGCTTGTTTTCCAGTTTCAACCAATGCTTCTCCTAGTCTTCCAGATTGATATCCACTAGCAAGAGCACCTATTCCAGCAACAATTCCGCTTGCTATTTTCATATCTGTGTCTGTATACGAAAAAGTTTCTTCGTTGTTTATTCGGGTACAAATAGGCAAATATATCGACACCATTTGATCGTATTGTGGATCTCTCTGTTGTAACAAGTCTCCCAAATTCACATCAGTAAATGGTATTTTGATTCCTGAAAGGCTTTTAGCACCAGTAGAAGTAGCAGTTTGATCCAATAAACGATTAAAACGATTACTCAAAACAGTATCATCATAGTTCGTAGCACCAAAACTTGTGTTTCCAAAACTGTCTTTTGCGAATTCTGACGATATGCTTTCTACCCTGTCTGTTGCACTTCTAACATTTTTCTCCATTATCCGTCTACCTTCTTCGCGGGTTTCTGGATTGTTCAACAACTCGTATAGGTTTCTGTTATTTGATGGATTCTGTGGATCCACAAAATTGGGATCAAACAACATTTTCATAGCAGTTTGATCCGTTCCAATGTCTGTGGTTCCAAACTGCTGCATAAAAGTTTCGTAATTAAAATTGCCGTCTTCTATAAGACTGGTAGAACTTGCTAATTGCTCTAAATTTTCTTCTGATTCTTTTTTAAGATTTTCTGCTGCTTGGGCAAACTCTGGATTTTCCCATCTCCAAAATATCTTGAACTGCATAACATGTGGCATTTCGCTTTTTGCGTTTCCAATATCATACGGATACCGCATAATCATTGGTTTTTCTCTAGAACCACGATTTATGGGAGTATAAGACTCTAACGCATTAACTTCAGGGGTTTCGCCACCCTGTGGAGCCATTAGTTCACGAGCAACAACCGATCCTGTTCTGGGTCTATTTGTTGCCCAACAGTAATTGGCATCTAATTGCTCTTGCGGAACTATCAGAGAGCCTATGCCTTGTCCTTTGATTGGTGGTAATGCCATTTAGATAATTCCTCGTGGGCTGTTCTACATATCTATATGCCATATAAAGGATATTTTTCACCCATCAACCCATCCAAATATATGGGCAACCCCACCCAAATAGTATACCGCTCACTGTGGGAACGGCGGTTTATGAAATTCTGTGACTTGAGCGAAACTGTGCTGCGGTGGGGGTCAGAAGAGGTGGTAATCCCGTACATCAGCCCGCTAGACCACAAACCGCACCGCTACTTTGTGGATTTTATTGTGGAAATGCGCACCGTGAACGGTGGAGTTAAAACAATGCTGATAGAAGTAAAACCCAAAAAGCAGACAGTAGAACCACAAAAACCAAAACGACAATCCCGAAACTACATCAACGAGGCTCGCACTTGGATAACCAACAAGGCTAAATGGGCAGCAGCCAAAACTGCTGCGGAGTCTCGTGGGTGGGAGTTTCGCGTATTAACCGAAAACGACCTATTCGGGCAGAAAACATGAACGCTGGTGGAGAATTAAAATTTTTACTGGAAGAAACTGTGGCAGGACTTGGTGGCACAGACCAATCGTATGTCCAATTGCTCCACTATTTGCAAGACCAAAACGAACTTTATATGCCTTCACGATTCCTACCCGGTCAAATGGTGTTTTTTAAATATAAGCCACAAGACAAGAGGTTTTTGGGATCGTATAAAGCGTATGACGTGTTTCCTCTAGTGATCATCACAGATGTTCACAAAGACGGCTTTGAAGGTTTGAACCTCCATTTTATTTCCAAGAAATGGAGAAAGGCACTGTTCACGGCTATAGAAACAGATCTGCCTGTTAAGCGAATGGGAAACGAATCACTTACCCGGTTAGGGGCTACATATAAAAGAATGGACGGTCTGCGAAAATTTGCATTTTTTAGACCGTGTTACAGGCGGTATGTTCGTGAAGGATTCCGAAAGCGTCCTATACTGATACCCAAACACGCATGGGATGTTTTGGTGGATGTTGACTTGGCACTGTTTGTCAAAGGCAGAAAGATGGGAATTCGTCGTATGGCATACAACTCAGTAATCTCAAGAGACAACACATGAGCGAATTTCAAGGGTCTTCCAGAATAGAAAACATGATATCAAATATTGTGGACAACGGGCTGTTGACCACAAACCGATACGTTGCGTTGTTTCAATTACCAAAAACCATGCTGGATGAAAATCCAAACGTTCCAAACATAACTATTCGTTGCTCAAATGTAACCATACCCGCCAGAAACGTGTCAACAGTTGGATATAGAATTTATGGGCCCGCAAGACAGATGCCCTATGAAATTCTATATGGTGGAGAAATAACTCTTACTTACGTTTTGTCTTCTGATATGCGAGAACGAGGGTTTTTTGAAAAATGGATGAATTCGGTTATTTCTAATCGGGATTATAAAGGCGGTTTCTATGATGACTTCGTGGGAACACTAGAAGTTGTTGTTTTGGATCGGTCTGATCAACTTGCTGCTTCTTTTTTGGTTGAAGAAGTATATCCCAAAACTGTAAGTGATATCACGTTGGCAAACGACAGAGAAAACGAATATATGACACAAGAAATAACACTGGTATTCAGAAAATACACATCGCTTTTCTTTACCAAACAGTATCCAGAATACAATGGAGGCGACTCTCCCGCGTTAAGGAGTCGCATACCCAAAAACAATGGGGGTGGGCTCGGTATTGCTTCATTCTTTACAGATGTTCGTCAGGGCATAGGAGAAGGAATAGGAAATCTGTTTACTCCCAAATCTTCGTAATTTTAGACAAAAGGAATCGCTATGGAAAAACTTCGTATTGCTCCGTCTACAATACCGTATTACACAACCAAACTACCAATTAGTGGAATTGTAGTAAAATACAGACCATTCTTAGTTAAAGAAGAAAAAGTGTTGCTTGTTGCCATGCAAAGCGGAAATCCCAACCAAGTAATTGAAGCCATTAGAAACATGATACTTGCTTGCACAGACAACCAACTAGACACCAAAAAAATACCTGCTGCTGATGCAAACCACGCCATGTTGCAGATACGAGCCAAGTCTGTGGGAGAAGATTTGAAACCCGTAATCAAATGCTTGCAATGCCAGTCAAAAACTCCAGTTAAACTAAATGTGGACAAAATACAAAATACGGTGATCAAAGAGGACGCAAACCCTAATATAAAAATAAACGACGATATAACTTTTGTTATGAGATATCCGTCTATTCACGATCTAGACGTTACCAAAGACGAAGCCACCATGCTATTTGAAATGGCATACTCGTGTATTGAAAAAATAATTTATAAGGGAGAAGTTCACGAAAAAGAAATGGTAAACGAAGACGACGTTAACTTGTTCGTGGACAGTCTTCTTCCAGAGCAATTCAAAAAAATACTTCAATATTTAGAGACTGCGCCATCGGTAAAATACGAAATAGACTTTAATTGCCTGAACTGTAAAAACAAAATCCACGTGGCACTGGAGAATATAACTGATTTTTTTATCTAATGCTGACACATACCGATCTGTCAGCGTTCTATAAAACTAACTTTTCACTTCTACAGCACCACAAATACTCTTTGGACGAAATAGAGTCGCTTATTCCTTGGGAACGAGAGGTATACATAAATTTGCTTATATCATATTTGAAAGAAGAGCGAGAAAAGACAAAAAACAAGAAACGGGCGTAAATGGCAAAACGCAAAACATCCAAAGGGCCAGGAAGAGGAAGACGAGGGGCGGTTCCTATTGATCCTGTCACCAAGCGTTTCATAAAAACAGAAAGTTCTGCGCCTGCTGCGGTTCCAATTGCACCACCAATAACTCCAGAAACGGTAAAAGAAGAAATATCAGGATTTCGAAAAGCACTGTTAGACGCTATGAGAGATTTGGGTGCTGACCAATCAGCGGTTCAGGACACTATATTGGACGGACTCCGAGAAACTGCTGAAAAACTGGTGGCAGAACAAGAAAAAATCTTTGGAAAACGAGTAGAAAAAACAGTAGAGCAATCCGCTGCATATGAAATACTTGAGGGCGTTGTTAGATTAGGAGAGTCAGCAGCAAAAGCAAAAACAGTAGCCGAAAAAAGAAAAATTCTACAACGTCTACGAACGTATAAAACAGTAACCGCAAAAGTATTTGCTGGTGGTGGCGACAAAAAGAGTGCGGTCGCAGGCAAAATTTTAAAAATGATAGAAACCATAGAAAAACCCCTATCAAAAGAATCGGGAAGACGAGCAGCAATCCGAGAGGGGGTAACAGAATACGTAAAAACTCTTCCTGAAAAAATGGCTAGAAAAATTCCATTAGTCGGTGGCATTGTTGGTGGTTCTTTACAGAGACGAAGAGAAAGAAAAGAAGAAGAAGCAGAAGCCCTGTCGTCTCTAACCGAAGAAATTTCACGAGCAGGAAAAAGCAGTCTATACGGTAGAAAAGCAGATTTTGGTGCTATGGAACCCGATTCTTCTTTTCCAGATGTAAGCCAATTTTCTCCAGAACCCCCAATTGCGGGCGGAACTCCAGTAAGTGCTCTAATGGGAGGCAAACAAAACAAAGAAATAGGATTTGACCGATCATCCGTTCAAATTTTAGGTCAAATACTAGTTCAAGTGTCTGATATGAAAAAACTATTGTTCGAACAATACGATCCAGGAAACAAAGATCTAAAAGAAGAAGAATCCCAAAGAGAAACAGCAGACAAAAACACAGACACATTTTCAAAATTAAAGGGGCTGTTTGGTAGAAAAGGAAGAACACAGGGAACAGAATCGGCTGGTGGTGGTAGTGGAATATTTCAAACTGTTATGAATACACTAGGACTTGGTGGTATATCAAAAACTGTTGGATCCATAATTTCAACAATTGGGGGTATTGCGTCCGGTCTTGGCACAATAATTGGAGGAATTGCTGGTGCTGTGGGAACACTCGCTTCAACTATAGGAGCAGTGGTATCATCTGTTGCAGGATTGGACATAGACAACCGTGACGCTGTTCGCAGCAAGCCCAAGAAAACCATCCTGACCCAAAAAGTGCAGGACGGCAAAAAGGTTGGTTCGGCTCGCCCCATCCGCAAGATAGTAGGAAAGGCTGCTGTTGTTGCTGCGCCTTTGGTTGCTGCTGCTGGAACAGGAACCGCTATTGGATTGGGAGCGGCGTATGGAGTCAACAAAGGTATTGATGCCATACTAGGAACAAATCTGGCTGAAAAAATGTTTGAGCCAGAAACTTGGACTTTTTCTGATGTAAAGAAAGACATAGAAAGAGAAGAATTAGGTAAAAAAATTGAAGCGTCTCAGCGTGAAGGCGTGTCTTCTCCTGAATACATTAGTGCCGCGAAAGGCGACATTAGACGACTACCCGATCTTGTCCGAGACGGAAAACTCTCAGGAACAGAAGGACTAAGCATTCTTTCTGATTTTGAAAAAGAAAACGGAAAAGCAGAAGACACCGAGTTTATTAGACAAAGAATAAAAGATATTGATCCTTCGGCTGTAGAAATGCCACCACTACCCGCAATTCCGAAATTGTCGGATCAAACTGGAGAACTGATTCCCGGTGATACATCCAACACAACTCTATCAGCATTTCCGTATCAAACTGGAGAACTGATTCCCGGTGATACATCCAACACAACTCAACAGTATTTAAATAGTTTAAACCAAAGCCGAGAAGCACTAATAAACGAAACAGCAACCACCACCAACGGAAACGGCGGACAAATAAATTCGGTAATTGCTCCAAACACAACCAACAACAACGTTTCAATAAACACACCATCACCCAGTGGGGTGCGAAACAACGATCCCACCCTCAAGGCAGCAGAACGAGCAACAATATAAAAGAAAAAGGCACACCGAAGTGTGCCCTTTTCGTGCTGCTAGGCAGGTGGCTTACTCGTCGCCAGCCAACTTCTCAAAGTATGAGAGCGAATCCTCCACCTCGTCATCGGATTCCACCACACGCTTTACCTCTCGCTTGGGAGCAGGAGGAGCAGCGGGCTTCCGCGTTTGGGGACGCGGGGTTTCATCCTCATCATCAAAAGAGGCAGATTCCGCACCGCCCTTTGCAGCGGACTCGTTGACAGACGCACGGATATCACCACCGAGAACCTCGTGGAGCCGTGTCTTCAACTCGTCGTAGGACTTGAAATTCTTGGGGTCGGTGAACTCCTTGAGAGGATGCTGCTTCTTCCACAACTCCTCTAGAGCCTTGTCATCACCACCAAGCAGGGGAGCAGCCCCCGCAAACTCGCTGCGGTCGTAGTTCACATAGCCGTCCACCTGACGAATCTTCAACTTGAAGTCTGCACCACCCCAGAAGTCAAAAGGATTCAGGGGCTTCTCGTCCTGATACTCAGGATTCATGGCACTCTGAATCTTCTCAAAAATCTTCTTGCCGTAGCGGAACAGGAACACCTTGCCCTCATTTTCGGGATTCTTGGGGTCATTCACCACCAAGATGTTGCTGACATACGAAAGGCGACGCTTGCGGTCACGAGCCAACTTCTTGTCATCGTCGCTACCGCTGTTCCACAACTGTGAATTCAGTTCAGAAACCGGATCCTTCAGACCAATGGTGGTGAGTGAATTCTCAATATACCATCCACCCGGACCGCGGAAACCGTGATTCCACACTCGTGCCCACGGCAGGTCTTCGCCTTCCACAGCAGGCAGGAAACGGATTACTGCGTATCCGTTGGAAGCCTTGTCTAGTGCAGGCTTCCAAAAACGGTCGTCCTTGTACGATTCTGAACGCTTGTTCAGTTTCTCCATTTCAGCCGCAAGCGACTGGTAGGAGGTGGGGGACTTGGAACGGGTCTTCATATCCTTGAAACTCATGCGTATCTCCTTGTACTTGTTGTACTGTGTGTGTTTGTGTGTAGACGAACAATTCAGACACAGGTATGTAGGTACTATACCACACACCCTGTGGGATGTCAAGTGTCAAATAGGAAGTTTTGCTTTTTTTGGAAGCAGGTTTAGCCCCTGCCCCTCTGCACGAAGCCGCTCAATTATTGGTTTATTTAAAAACTTGGCAGCAACCTGTGGTTCTATTCCAAAACGCTCACAAACAGCAATCACCGCGTCAATATACGAAACTCCGTATTTTTCAACATGCGTTTCTACTTCTTTGGGGAATCTTGAATTGTTCACTTCCATGTCTAGCAGTCCTTCTTTCATGTGTTGTATTTATCTAGCGTCTAATACCTGCCACCATCATACACCACACCAAGCCAAAGTCAACTGCCAAAACGGCATGTTTCGTGGGTTTGAATATTTGGTTTGGTGTTTCTTTCGGCTCCCCCCCCCACCGCACCACACACCGCCTCCAAAGCAGCAGAGGGCATCGTAGCCCCTTTAAATGCCGTACCACACAGCACCTAACACAAAAGACTACGGTATTATTGGACTACCAATTTAAATATTCAGATATTCTGTTTCGTTACGCTTGGAGCGTTCAGCGGCTTTCCACAAGCCTTGAGTAAAACCCGAATGCTGTCCATGAGAATAGCCTTGCGAATACGACCACCGATAAAACTTAAGTTGGGCAGCAACAAATGCAGACACGCCTGAAACAATTAGAGAAATAGTTTGTAGGGTTTCCATACTGGTATGTTGGCTTGATGACGATGTTGAACTGTTTCTTTACAATCAAAAATGGGAGCGGAGGGATTCGAACCCCCGTAGCCAATGGCAGCACATTTACAGTGTGCCCTCGTTGTCCGCTTGAGTACACTCCCGTTCCTTCGCTTGGATTCGAACCAAGACAAGGAGGACCAAAATCTCCTGTGCTACCGTTACACCACAAAGGAATGGCGAAGGCTGGAATCGAACCAACGACTTATCCCGTATGAAAGGATTGTTCTGCCGACTGAACTACTTCGCCGTTCAGGAATATTATAGACCTTTTTGTGTCTTGACCCAAACAGGAAGACGATTAATTTCGTCCAATTTTCTGAGTGTGTCTTTTTTTGCGTTTAGCAATTCTGCTTGTCGAACTCGCTTACGAGACTCGTACTTACGCTTCCGACGACGACGCATTTCACGAAACTTGTCAACCATGTTGATTCTCCTATAAAAAGTACAATGAGCCTACGGGGATTCGAACCCCGATCAAGGGCTTGAAAGGCCCCTATCCTAAACCATTAGACGATAGGCCCAGAAAGCAGTCTTTTTGGTATTGCCACAGGAAAAGACCGCAAGAAACCTGTTGAAAGGAATTAGTATGGATAACCGTATTGACCGTAATTAGGAACAACCACAGGCATAACAGGGGCAACAGGAACTCCACCGTAACCTCCATATGGGCCATATCCGTAACCAAACCCGTAATCACGCACGTGCACAGACTGCTCGGCAGTGCCAGTGAAATTGGGATTGTAATTATAACCGTTGCTCTTGTTTTCGTATACCTCCACAGAGCCGTTTGTGTGCTTTACTGTTCGGGTAATGTTGGTTTCGGTATAGCAACCAAAACCACACACAGACGTGGCAACAAGAACACAAGTCAAGAAACGCATTTTCAAGTCTCCTTTAAACAAGTCAGCGAATGATGAATTGACCATTGCAAATGGGATACACAGGAACCACAGGACCACCATAGTAAGGCAACACAACAGGGGGGTAGTACGGATTGCCGTAACAACGGGTAAACGGAGAATACACAGGAACACCGTAGCCGTAGCCACCGTAGCCGTAGCCACCGTAGCCGTAGCCACCGTAGCCGTAGCCACTAACAGAATTAATTCCAATTCCACCACCAATTTGGGAATTTGAAACTCTTACAGTTCCCTGTGGTGTGTCGATCTTGGTGCGACTGTACGAACCACCAAAACCAACACCAATATTTGTTCCACCGTATTGTGCCGCAGCAGGTGAAGCAAACAAACTAGCAACTGTTAGAATTCCAACCGATACAAGAGTCTTAAAGTTCATGGATGAACTCCTTTCACGTATATGTTATCACAAAAAACAAGCGGTGTCAATACTCTAACGAGAATTACGTTTATTTGGTTTTGGTTTCTGAGACAAGTTGTGATTGCTGTTCCGTATTTTTTGAACAGCATTTTTTAAAAGAGCAGACTTTAGTTTTTCTCGTGAAGTCTGTGGTTTAGCCATTTTGCTCCTATACTATTTAGGAGTTCTGTGAGTCTAATTCCTCAAAAATTGTAATCCACTTAGGGTCTTCTCCACGACGCAGATACGCAGCCTTTGCAAAATTCCAATCTTCTCGTTCCTGAATACGATAACCAGTCTTGTGCTTTTTGGCGTATCTAATGGCAGATTCTTTGTCTTGAAAATACTCGTAATTGCCCTCACTGTCCATTGCTCCCCACAGTCCACTAGACGTTTTCCACACGTCTCCTGCACGGTGTCGCTGTGCACTCACAGTGGTTTCACCACTCTTTTCTTGTTCGCCGCCCTGCTGTGGTTCGTCCTTAACATTAAAAACAAACTTCTTGCCGCTGTGTGGGCCTTTGCGTAGTTGTGAAAAGAATTGGACCACCTTGTGCTTGGCTAGTTCCAGGTTGTTTTGTCCTTCGCCCTTCTTGAATCGCATAAGCACCTTGCCAATACCAGCACTTTCGTTAGTGCCGATATAGTAAAAGTCTTGGTCGTTCTTGTACATGACCGAGTGTTGCTTGTAGTGGCGACCCAACTTGACGATTTCTTCCTTCTTGATGTTGGGAATGAGCAGACTCAACTCCTCAACCACACCACCTTCCTCTTGGTAGCCGCCCTTCATCTCAATGTAACCGTATCCCATGTCGCGGACACGCTTCTTGAGGTCATCGTGGAGTTTCTTGTTCTCTTCACGAGAGTTTTCACCACGAAAAGCACTCACAATACCAAAATCTTTGCTGTCGTCTTCCACATACTGGAACACGCGGGACAGTTTGGCTTCAACCAGAGGGGTTTCAGCGGCTTCGCGGCGTGAAAGCCACTCGTTTAGTCCGTTTTGGTCAAGGTACTGTGAGAATTTCTTCATTTTCATCGTTCTCCTGTCGGGGTTTCACTATATTTAGCGGAAAAAGGGTGTTGCCGTGCAGCATTACCCCCTCATTTGTGGTGTACCAAATCTCTGAAAACGCCCCGTAGCACCACGGCATGCACCGTTCGCACGGTCTTGCCATCCGCATCTGCCCCAAACTGTTGAATCGCACATTAAACAGCACCAAATCGCGTTCAGGAGCGTCCAATTTCAAAAATGCGTCTAATTCAGAGTGCATTTCTTCAAACATGTACCCCTTTTCCTTTGCAACAGGGTGAGTTTTGAAGCGATTGCACCCGATAGACACAATTCGACCCTTACGAAGAATGATAGAAATGTGCTTTTTCTGCCGCTTGATCCTTAAGCAAAGCGGATAAGCGTATTCCAAAAGTCTTTGAAGTCGCTTGGCGTTCATAAAAGACAAAAGGGGGCGTTAGCCCCCCATCGTCCGAGTCACAAATTGTTCAGAGAGCCTTGCAGCACTCTTCGGTCTTGCCGATAGTGAGTCGGTCAAGTTCCTGATTAAAAGAATCCACTTCCGATTCAATAGTGCGATTGGTTGCGTCAATCGTGTTATTGATGGTGTCAACCTCGCTGTCAATCCGACGAGCAACCTTCTCGTTCTCGCCGTCAACGTAACGATAAACCGACTCAATCTCACGACCGAGAGAGGCTCTATCGTCAGCCATCGTATCAAAAACGGTGTCGATGCTCTGCTTCTGACTGGCAAGCACGTAGAACACCACCGTTGTGGACAGGAAACTATAGAACGCAAGAAACGCTTCAGAAGTGTTCAGACTTTCTCCGCTCTTTGCCCCACCAAACCACCAAAACCCACCAAAACCCACCACACTCAACAGAGCGTATGTGCTAAAAATAGAAGTCTTGTTACGCATGATTTTCTCCTTGAAAAGTTGTGTAGTGATAAAACACCTATAGGGTGGACACGTGAAGAATTTAGCAGTCACGTGCCCACCCCAAAGATGCCACAGGTTACTGCCTATTAGGCAGTGAAGACCTTGACGGTCGCATCCTGCATGCCCGAACCCAGACGCTTCGTCCAACGGTTCAGCAGGATAGCAACGCCCTGCTCAGAGCAGCGGAAGGTATACGCACGACCCTCATCGGTGGGACGAGTGCGAATCAGATCAATGTTCGTGCCAATCACGCGATCAGCAAAAGCATCAAACTTGCTGTCGTTGCTGTTGTCGTACAGGTTGACATTCACGGAAACGGTGTAGTTGCGAGTCTTCATTACGAGTATCTCCAAAAGTCGGGCTTGTGATTAAAGAGCCATTGTGTGCTGCCCGTTAGCACCTTTGGCTGACTGTTACTCCCATAGTATAGCATGTTTTAATGCTGTGTCAATACCCTTGGGAGACTTTTCTATATTTATTTTAATTATTTGAATCAAATAGTCTCGGGACTATCTGAAAAGCGAACATCGTGCAGTTCAGGAACTCCACCACACGACAACTCACAAACCAAATACACTTTGAATTCACCCAAATCCTTGAATTCAACAATTTCGCCGTTATGAATTACTTTAAACACACCAACCCTAGTCAACACATCGCACTTGTTGATAATTATTTGAGTGCAGCCTGAAAGGTTTGCTGCCGCAATCAACTTGTCTAGATTCAACCAATTTGCAAGTCGCTTGCGACCTGTGGTTGTGCCGTATTCGCCGCCTTCACGAATAAGCCTGTCAATCTGCGGGTCTTCCCAAAGCGTTTCAGGAAACAGGGGGTCAACACCACTCTTGGTGTCGTAGGCTTTGGCTACACCGATTATCTGTCCGATTCTGCGAGGTGTAAAACCCAAAGAGCAAGCACTATAAGGGAGAGTGTTGCTAGAAGTAACATACGGGTAGTCTCCGTGGTCTATGTCTAGCCAAACACTCTGTGCTCCTTCGCACAGAACTCGTCCGCTCATCTTGCCGTCCCAAAGCCAATCAGAAATGAAATACTCTGCTGCTCGTCGTCCACGACGCAGCATCTTGTCTGCGTAGCACGGAGCAATTCCTTGTCCTGTGGTTCCCAAGTGACTCAAATTCTGTTTGTCGTAAGCAATATGCTCTTCTGTAATTATATGAGCAGCAGGAGAAATCTTGACAAGACTTGTATCAAATCCTTCACTACGGAGGTAGCGAATCTCTTCAAAGAACTTGTCGGTATTGATTACACACCCTGGCCCAATCACACACGGCTTGCCTGCGAAAATGCCTGAAGGGACAATATGGGTCTTGTGCTTCTTGCCGTTCACCCACACGGTGTGACCCGCGTTTGGACCGCCGTTCCAACGGCACACCCAATCGTATCGGGGAGCCATTGCAGCAGACACCTTGCCCTTGCCTTCGTCACCCCATGCCAAACCGTATACCACATCAACGCTGGCAATCATTGTAGCCCCAATTCTTCGTCTAGTTGTGCGAGGCGGTCAAGTGCTTCCAATCTTTTGCGAAGTTCGTCGTTCTTGTTCGCTACCTTTTCGCATACATGACAACTGCCCTCAAAACCTTCTTCAAAGGACTTGACACGATCCTCAAGGCGAACAATCTCTGCATACGCATCAGAAAAAGTACGAATCACATCGGCGGGCAAATCTGTTCGTTTGCTCTGCTCTCGCAAGTGCATGGCTACATCTTTTTTCACGATTCTTTCTCCTTGAAGCAGTCCCATCCCTCATCCTTTGCGGTCTGCTGCGCTTCGGCTTGCTCACCATGCTCTGCCATCGCAAAGCAGTAACGCCGCCTCGCCTCATCGCGCTCATGTTGCAACTGCTCACACTTTGTCACCAAATCTTCAATGTGAGAAGTAAGTTCTTCAATCGTATCAGCGGCTTCCCGACAACGCAGTTCCACAGAACGGTCGTTGTTGAAAATACTGCGTAGCCAATCTACAATATCAGTCATTTGTTCCATTCCTTTTTCCAAAAACCAAACTTTTTTAGAAGATCGTTGTTTGTGTGTTTTACTGAATGACAGTTGGCACAAACAAGTTCACATTTTTTGAGTTCTTCGTACCGTTCGGATACTAGGAGTTTATTTCCATTTATAGAAAAATTTTTTGATGTCGGATCGGTGTGATGAAAATGGAACGAAGACGGATGACCCAT